CTGCGGGACAGGGCGGTGTCAGTATGGGTGCTGATTATTCCGGATTGATGGGCGGTAGTGCTGATGTTGGTAATCAGGGAGCCGACGCTGGTTTTGAGCTAGCTAACCAAGTATTGAATCAGGCGCAACAGGCATCTACTGACGCATCTAATGTTACTCAAGCTCCGATGGAAGTTATAGAATCACAGTTAGCTGGTATGTCTGCCCAACCCACTTTACAGGAAATGCAGTCTCTTCTTGAGAATGCTGGAATAACTGGGATGTCTACTTCTCCAGAGGAGACGATAGCTTCTGGTGGGGATGTTCCCATGGAAGGCGAAGACCCTGTAGGCTTAACCCCCGGAGAAGAAGTCAATCAATTTATTACAGAATCTCAGGGTGGTGAGACCGTAAGCGAAAAGTTAGATCAGTTAAACGAAACAGCATTAAATCTTCAAGCTGGAACTGGGTTCTCAACTGCAGCAGGACAAGGTGGTTTTACTGGTGGAGCTCAGATGTACGATATGGCCACGGACCCGACATGGGCAGGACCTACGGTTCAGAGAGTCGGTCAACCCGCTTTCGGAGTCGGAGCAGAGCAATCTTTGCTTGAGCGCGTGCAGGCTTTACGTCAACAGCAACAAGAGGAAAATGATGCATTAGAGGCTCGAATAGCAGCACAAATAGCAGCTAATGAAGAGCTGGATAGATTAAATGCTTTATCAGTACAGGCATCTGATGTAACACAACCATTACCAGCTGAGTTTTATGAGCCTGATGAGTGGGGGATGCAAAATGCTAGAACTGGTTGGGGTCAGGATGTTTTAGGTCAGCAGAGAATGGACCCGAATGCTCGAAGAAACTTTGAAATTCAAAACCCGTCTCCATTGATGTCGGAAGCTGACTATCCTGCTGGAGATGAATGGGGGATGCAGGATATTGGATTAGGTGGGCCTGCCATAGCAGAAACCCGACTTGGTGCTCCTTTGGAGGCGACTCAGGTAGGATTAGCAGAAGCTACCATTGGTCCTCCTCTAGGGTCCGGGACGGTCGAGATATCGGTTGTTGAAAATACCCCCTTATCATTCGAAGAAGCTAATGCTTTATATGAAGTGATAGAAGAAACTGATACTTCTGAATCAGTGGCTGATAAGATTGAACAAGTTACCAAGAAGTCTTCGAAACTTACTAAAGCTCAGAAGCTTGCTAACATGGAGAAAGTTCGCACTCGATGGCAAGAGCGTGTTGCTTATGCTCAAGTTCTTAGAGAGCGTTACGAGAGAGCCCTTGAGAAGCATGGCAGAATGTCTAGAATAACTGCTGACGCAAGTAGAAAGTATGGGCGCTATGTCAGGTCCGATGAATATATAAATGCTAATTCAAGACTTAATCCATCTATTATAACTGGGATTGCTACCGGTGGTATAACAAAGATCGGAAATATGATTCAGGATTATTTTCATTCATTAGGCAAAACTGATCCAAGGAGCCCGGAACAAATAGCGCAGGATTTATTAGATGGTGAAAACTCATACAGTGGTGAATCTTACCAAGAAGGCCCCGGTCATGAGACCGGAACCATAGAATGGATGAGAAGTTATTATACTTGGGCTAGAGATTTACCTGATAATGTATTGAGGAATGCTATTAAGTATCCAGATTATTTGAGATTAATATTGGATGCGGTAGCAGCCGGAGAGGATATTCCTTTAACGGTTCCAGAAAGTATACTTAATCCATCGACTGGTACAGGTGGGGGCACGGGGGGAGGAACAGGAACAGGCGGGACAAACTTCTTAAATCATCCAGCCTTACAACCTCAACCTTCAAGATGGGCTAGACCTGATTGGATGACTTGACATGCCTATTAAGAAAGTAAAGGGTGGCTATAAGTGGGGAAACAAAGGAAAGGTTTATAAATCCAGAAGAGGTGCTGAAAAACAAGCAAAAGCAGCTTATGCCAGTGGGTATAAGAGGAAGAATTAGGGTTCAGCATGTTGCCTGTTATAGCAAAGAGCGTTGATTATAATAACAAAAATGCGAACGCTGCAAAACAGTTTGCTGAATGGGCGCATGCTGCACCCTTTGAACGAGTTCTTTTGGCATATGCTGACTGTCATGATGATCCTAATATTGACGATTCTTTCATTCGGACTTTGGGTCAGCTGGATCGTTATTATCTTGGGGTCTTTTTGTGTAACCGCCATGATATGGCTCATCCGTGGATTTTTGAAAGATGTAGGGAGGTAGAGTCAGACCCAGACAGTCATTTAGATTTGTGGGCTAGGTTTCATTACAAGAGTTCGATAATAACTTTTTTGGGCACAATACAGGAAGTTTTATGTAATCCTGATATTACAATAGGGTTGTTATCATTTTCCGCTAGACAGGCAAAGCCGTTTCTTCGCCAGATAATGCAGGAATTTGATTCAAATGAAAAGCTTAAGCAGCTCTACCCAGATATTCTCTGGGAGAAACCAAGACTTCAGGCTCCCAAATGGGCTGAGAATGAGGGTATATGTGTTAAGAGATTTGCTAATCCAAAGGAACAAACTATTGAGGCTCACGGTCTTGTAGATGGTCAGCCTACTGGACGGCATTTTGATCTTATTATTTATGACGACGTAGTGGTTCAAGATTCTGTTACAACACCAGAGCAGATAAAAAAGACTACAACTCAATGGGAGCTTTCTCTTAACTTGGGCTCAACCCACAATCCCAGATATCAGTATGCAGGTACTAGATATTCTTACGGGGACACATATGGGACTATTCTTCAGAGAGCTGCAGTAAAGCCTAGAATACACCCCGCTACCATAGACGGTACAATGGATGGGGAGCCTATCTTTCTGCAACCAGAAAGGTGGGAGGAGATAAAGAAAACTACATCTACCTATACAGTAGCTTGTCAGCAATTATTGAACCCAATTGCGGGTTCTGATGTATCGTTTAAGGAAGAGTGGTGGAATGAGTGGGAAATTCGACCCTATACGATGAATGCTTATATTATGTGTGATCCAGCGCATTCTAGAAAGAAGGAATCAAATAGAACCGCTATTGCTGTAGTTGGTGTTGATGCTAATTATAATAAGTTTCTTTTGGATGGTGTGTGTCATAGATTATCTCTATCGGAAAGATGGGATGCTTTAAAGATGTTACGTTCTAAATGGAAAACAGCGCCCGGAATTAGAGAAGTTAAGGTGGGGTATGAGCGTTATGGTGCTCAATCTGATATAGAGCATTTTAAAGAAATGATGCGTATAGACGGCAGTTCTTTTCCAGTTTATGAATTAAATTGGACTGGAGGAGCCGGTCCTCAATCAAAAAGAGACAGGATTCAAAGATTAGAACCTGATTTAAAAGATGGTTCATTTTTCTTTCCATTCCCAACGGATGAAAATAGATTGACTTCTCACCAAAAAGATTACAAAAGAAAAAAGCAATCATTTTTAATTTCAAAAAGGATTATGAGGAAGGATGAAGAGGGGCACGTTTATGATTTAACTGAGTGGGTTAAAAGAAATGAGTATATGTTATTTCCCACAATCCACCCAGATTTTTTAGATGCCCTCTCTAGAATATACGATATGGAACCAATACCACCAATATCCAGAACAAGGCGTTCTTTAGAGCCTGAGGCGGAGGCTAGATATTAATGAGAAGATTTAGAATTGGTGGAAGAAGGGTAGGCCCACCTAGAAGGGTTGCCTATCGAATGACAAATGGTAGGAAGTTCTATGAGAAAGACCCAAGAACATTTCCTTATGGAGCTTTACCTTATGTACAAAATTATTACTGGGCAACTGGTTATACAGAGAATGAATAATTATGGCTACTTTAACACTTAGAGAAGTAAAAGGTTCTCCTCTCACTTATGCAGAGATGGATGGAAACCTTACCAATCTTAATACTGCTAAACAGGAGGTGATTCCTAATCTTACCCAAGAGTCATCTGTAGATATAGCCACGGATAAAATTTCTTTTTATGATGCATCTACAGCAACTACTAGGTCTATTCTTTTAAATGCGGTTCAGCAATTTGTAGAAAGAACCCTAATAGTAAAATGTGTGGCTGATGGAATTGGGCCAGCTGTGGGAGACGGAATTACCCATGTTGTTATACCGTCTTCTCTTAATGGGAAAAATTTATCTTCAGCTAATGCCCATGTCTATACTGTGGGTACTGGTGGGTCAATAACAAATGTTCAGATACATAATATAACGACTGGTTATAATATGCTTTCAACTCCCATTACAATTGATTTGAATGAAAAAGATTCTTCTACCGCTGCTACTCCCCCAGTAATTGGCGGTCAGAATGATGTGTCTACTGGGGATGTTATCAGAATAGATGTAGATGCTGTAGCAACAAACACTTTAGGTCTTGAGGTAAGGATGGTATTTTCAACATGAGTTTACAAGCTGGCGTTCGTTCAACCCCTCCTTCTGTGTCTGTTCAGAAGTTGGTTCCTATGCCTGAAATTATTTGCAGTCTTAATGAAGATAAGGATAAGGTAAGGGAAAATATAAAATTAAATATAAAAAGAGGACTTCCTCAAGCAGAGCCTTTTGAGACGCAGTGGGATAAGGTTGTCGGTGTAGTTTGTGGCGGAGCTTCTTTAAAGGATGAAAAAAACTATAGCAATCTTTTAGATAAGTACCTTAGAGGAATGAAGGTAGTTACATTAAACGGTTCTTATAAATGGTGTTTGGATAGAAACATAACACCTTCTGCTCAAGTGATATTAGACAGTAGGGAGTTTAATAAAAGGTTTGTTGATCCACCCGTTGAGAAGTGCAAATATCTTTTGAGCTCACAGTGTCATCCCGCTATATTTGATAAATTAAAAGACAATCAAGTTTTTATATGGCATTGCGCAGGCGATGACGAGAATGTTGATCTTTTGAAAGAAACCTACGGGGATGATTATTTTCCTATAATGGGTGGTTCTACAGTTACTTTGAGAGCTATTCATTTGTTGAGGTTATTAGGTTTTCCAAAGTTCGAAATATTTGGATTTGACAGTTGTATTATGGATGATCATCATGCCTATGATCAACCTGAGAATGATGAAGAGAGGGCTATTGATGTTGTTGTTTCTGGAAAAGAATTTACATGTACTGCAGCCCAATATCATCAAGCAAAGGAATTTGTTCAGATGATTATAGGAACTGGAGAGCATTATGATATGGCTGTACATGGGGATGGCCTTATTTCTCATATAATTAAAAACCCCCATACACTGAAGAAGAAAGAGGAGGTAAGCTAAATGGCTGCTACTGCTTGGAGTTTTTACAATTCCTTTAGGGAATATATAGGCAATGGAC